TGTCTCAGGCCACATAACGTCCCGCACATCACCCAGATGGATAGTGTCAGGGTAATTTGCTGCGGCAACTTTGATTGCGTATTTGTCTATTTCAGACGCGAAATAACGGTCAATCTTATAGCCGCACCGCTCAAGAGCGATGCGACCACAAGACATGCCATCGAATAATGACAATACATTCACGATTGGTTTCCCTTTATTGGATTGCAGACGACATGCGCCACGACTGGTTCATCTGATTTGTTGATCAACTGTTGCACATATTCGCGCTCTAATCGCCGGGCATCCGCTTCACAAGCAGATGCTGACATATACACCTTGCTATCGGCTTTTATCCAGCAAGGGTTAACCCTGTCGCCGTTTACCGATAGCATGATGCACATTCCGACTAACGCCTCAAACATCATCATCCATATTGAAATGATTCTGCATCATCCAGAAAGCCGTGTTCAATTCACGCGGCGTGTCGCAGTTATAAAGGTCAAAGCCGTCTGACCATTCAGCGACAAAATCACGCAAAGCATCATGCGCTTTTTTGATTGCTTCAAGCTGACGCGGTGTTAGCGCCGCCATACCAGCTTTTTCAGCTTTGATGCGGTTGTCGCGGTCGATTTCCCATTGTTCTTTTTTAGCCATTGTCTTGATTCCCTTGTGTTAGTTGTTTAACGCGCTTTGTTGCGTTTTTGAGCCGTTGCTGCTCAGTGTCTGGCAGTGACTGAAACATTGCCGACATTTCGTCCTGTGTTGGGTCAAAATGCTCAACATACAGGACAAACTCTAATGCTGACCGAATCTGTGACTGATTGTCGTCACCGTAGTGGTCATAGAATGATTTTTCGTAATTATCCATTATTCCGCCTCATAGCTTTCATAGATGTCATAGTCGCTAACCGAAAACGGTTCGTGTTGAATGATGTTTGAACCGAATTGGGCATCTGACTGGTAGTCTGTTAGCTGTCGCTTAAATTGATCGGTTGCCACCTGTTCGGCTGTCTCAATGCTATCAGCATCAATCAGCAAGGTTTGTGTCACCATTGCGGTAACTTCAATATGAAATTTAGCCATCTATTTCACCCCATAGTTTGTTTTCACATTCTGCGATAAGAAAATCACCATACCGCTCTGACAGACCAAACGCTTTCAGCGTTTCGATTGCTTCGATATAGTCGTTCATTGAACAGCTAGTCGGTATCAACCCGGCTGCAATCTTGATCGGAATACCAACCGGGTCACGGCTGACAACGACTGACCGATCGTCTGACCGATTATTCAACCGATTTGCGGCTTGTTTTAGATTTGACATGATAAACCCCTCTATTGTGTCAATTACAGATTAACAGCATGCAATCACATTGCAAGCATTATTTTTGAATCACCCTTTCAAAATGAAGCTGGCAACCGCGCTTGCGGCAAACGCTGAAAACAATAACGCCAAGCCAGCCGTGCTGCTGTCACCCATTGCGGCTATGATGAATGCCAGCACAACCGAAAGTGTCCCGGTTGCGCTTGCTAGTTTTTCCCGGCGGTTCATGATGCCATTTCCTGATCATTTATTGCATTTATCAATTCAGATAACGCTTCATTGACAAATTGCCCGGACACTGCCCACCGATCAATGCCGCCGTCTAAATTGATGCCGGGACATTCACCGATCATTTTTCCGCCATTATCTAAATTTACCGCATCTATGTTGCGGTCTTTCAGCAATGTTGAGAGATAGTAGCGGCTAACAAATTGGCCGTATTCCTCTGCAAGATATAATTCGGTTTTGTTGTCTGATTGCCGCATCTGCTTTGCGGCCATTGAATCCATATCGTAAAACTCAATCAATGGATCAGTTTTATTTTCATCATAGGTGAGGCAATGGTTTAAACCATATAAACCGCCGGGCAATACTGCCCGGACGCACCACTTGATGCCAGATTCACGATCAATCGCTTTGTATGTGATACTGCTCATAATTTCCCCCTAATAATCAAGGCCGTTTTGTTTACATTCTTCGACAACCGCTAGGCAATCACTGCCAATGGCTATCAATTCGGCGTTGTTGAAGTTGTCAAACGCCGGGTTTAAGCTATCGGCATCTATTGCACCAATGCCCGGCTGATATTCCCATTCAATCGGTATATCAGCACCACGCGCTGCTAATGTCTCGCATATGTCAAAAGCTAGGTTGATAGCCGCGCCATATGGATCATTTTGGCCGTCGTTTTCGATTATTAGGCTTTTTGCGTTTTCGTTCATTGTTTGCACCCTTGTGTTGTTGCGTTGTTGGCTTTCGCCATATAGACGCCAGCCGGATTGACTGGCGGCTATAAAGCGGCACGGCGAACCGTGCCAGCCGTTTATGCGGCTTTGCGTTTGAAATTGCCAGCACCGGCACCGTGCGCGACAATGGCGATTGATTTAGGGGATTTGGTGGAATTGCCACCACATAAACCGCAATCTATGCATTGAGTTTTGCGACCAGCCTCTTCGCTTGCCGGGCATAGTATTTCACGGCCAGCAATCATAGCGTCAATTTTATCAATAACGCGAAACGTGCGGCGACCGGCTTGCCAAGCGGACAATGCTTCGCTTTCAGTGTCGGCAGACTGCATATAAATATTTGGGTCAAAATCGCCATAGGCCGCGCCATTATCGCCAGATTGATGACTATATGCGGTATGACCGGCGGCTTTGCTGATTAGGCTTTCCCATATATAGGCCGGGACGGCGGCACCGTCGCCATAGGTGCCAATGCGTACCATACGGCCAGCACCAAGCGCGGCAATAGCATCATGTCCGGTGATTGCCGGGTATTTACCGGCTTTATAGGCTTTATATGTAATCAAAACGCCTTGGCCTAGGTTTACATAGCAAGATCGATTCTTTGCGGTTTTACGCGCCGGGTCGTTTGTTGCTTCGCCTCTATGCGGGCAATTACCACATATTGAAAAATCTTCGCCGGTTTTGTTTGCCTCAAGCGGGTTGATATCCGGGCGCAATATGTACGTTTGCAGCATTGACCCGGTTTTTGTGTTGCGGCTTTTGGCGACATTGGCGATTGCAACAATGCGCTGGCCGTCAATTTGACTCGGGCCGTCGTATATTACATAAGCGTTTGCTTTTTTCATCGTTTCAATTCCCTTGTTTTAGTCATTAAGATTGAAAAGAAATTTTGCGCTATCAATGGCAAAATCGCTATCTACTGGCTGTAATGGTTCTAAATCAATGCTGAAACCATTGTCGCCAGCCCATTTATAAAAATCATCCATTTGGCGGCGATTCATATAAACAGTCATGCCGCGATCAAATCCCGGCTTTTTTATAGTCATTTTATGTGTTGCTGTTTTGTAAGCCATTGTTTTCCCTTGTTGTTCTGTTTCTGTTCTCATTTAGGCGCTGTTTTCCGCCTCTTTTTGTATGTTAAGCATAGATTGACACAATGCAAGCAAAAACGACAAAAAACTTGCAACGGCTGGCGGTTTTTTGGGGGTGAATGGGTTGGGGTTGGGTTGGGTTTATGGGGTAGGGGGATAGGGCATCATACGGTAATAAAATACCACAACGCGCACGAAAGGCCGTAGGAAGGCCGCACACTGGCCTTAGCCGTCCCGGTGTATGATTGCACCAACCTAGTCGTTGCAAGCCGTCACAGCGCAGCCTAGCGCGATTTATTTTGTCGCATAATGTTTATTATCTTTGTCGCATAATGTTTGCTGTAGTCATGTGTTAGCACGTTAAAACATTCCGGCATGTGGTGCTATGCTACCACACCCCCCCATCGAATCTGCGCGGGGGGCGGCATAAATATATAATAGTCCCTTACTCACCCCCCCCTTTCATCCCCCACACCCAAAACGTCCCTGCCACCCAAAATTCGTTGCAAGTTTTCTTGCACTGCTAAACTAAAGATGTTATTTGGCAAATAAGGAGTGAGATATGCCGAAGAAAAGAGGCCCCGCGCCCATATCTGGCGCACAGATGGCCGAACAGAAGGATTTGTTCATAGAACTGGTGTCTGACGGCCTGTCAGCGCGTAAGGCGTGTGCTAGTGCCAAGCTGCCTACGTTTCCCACTATCAGCAAATGGCTTCGTGATGACGGCGAGTTCCGCGACAAGTATCGTGTGGCTATGGAGCTACGGGCGCAGAAAATTGATGACGACATTGACGATGCTATTGAGCAGATGAAGTACGGTGAGCTGGACGCCCAGCAAGCGCGTGTGGTCATTGATACCTACAAGTGGCGAGCAGCGAAGCTGTATCCGAAGCTGTACGGCGAGAACCAGAAGGTCGAGCATGAGCATAAGGTCGTCAGCTTTGTCGATGAGTTGAAACTTGCCGCCGCGCAAATAGAGCAGCAGCGGCTAGCTGACAAGACCATTGAGGGCGAGGCTGAAGAGAAGTGAAAAAAACCGAAAACACTGATCTGCTCGTAAAGCTGCACAACGACCCGGTTCTATTCGTTGAGAGCATACTGAAGGTGAAACCCCAGCCGTGGCAAGCCGAGGCGTTGAGGGCGGTAGCCAACAATGACAAGGTGAGCATTGCGTCTGGTCACGGTGTCGGCAAGACCGCCTTTCAAAGCTGGCTCGTGTTGTGGTGGCTGATAACGCATTATCCGTGCAAAGTTGCTGTTACGGCGAACACGGCGCACCAGTTGAGCGATGTTTTGTGGACTGAGATCGACAAATGGGCGCGACAGTTGCCGGAAGGTTTCAAGCAGTTGCTAGAGTTCAAGAGCGACAAGATTAGCTTGAAAGGTGCGTCAGATAGCTTTGCCGTTGCAAGAACCAGCAGACGCGAGAATCCAGAAGCGTTGCAAGGATTTCACTCAGAAAATATGCTGTTTTTGTGCGAAGAGGCGTCAGGTATTCCTGATGTTGTGTTTCAGGTCGGTGAGGGCGCAATGTCCACCGCTGGTGCTAAGACGGTGATGTGCGGAAACCCTACACGTTCTGAGGGTTTTTTCTATGAGAGCCATCATAGCCAGCGCAAAAACTGGTTTACGATGACGGTAAGTTGCCACGATGCCACGACTGTTTCTGAGCAGTTCTTGGAAAATATGAAGGAAAAATACGGTGAAGATAGCAATGTTTACAGGGTTCGTGTATTGGGTCAGTTCCCTACCCAGTCGGATGATGTCTTGCTACCGCTACATCTTGTGGAAGAAGCGACTAAGAGAGATGTTGAAGCGTCACCCACGGCACCTGTAGTTTGGGGCGTAGACGTTGCAAGATTCGGCGGTGACAGGAGCGCCATAGCCAAGCGTCAGGACAATGTGTTGTTGGAGCCGATTAAGACGTATCAGGGGCGTGATTTGATGGAGATGGCTGGTATTGTGCTGTCTGAGTTTGAGGCAACTACATATCGTTTGCGTCCTCAAAGCATATTTATTGATGCTATTGGCATTGGTGCTGGCTTGGCCGACAGGTTGCGTGAGTTAGATTTACCAGCCGTTGCAATTTCTGTGTCGGAGACTGCTAGTTTGAAGGAGCGGTTTAATCGGCTGAGAGATGAGCTGTTCTGGAACGCCCGTGAATGGTTTGAGGCAAGAGATTGCAACATTCCGAATGACGCGACTTTGATACAGGAGATCACTGGCATTAGGTACAAATACCTGTCTAATGGTAAGCTGAAGGTCGAGAGCAAAGATGAGATGAAACGTAGAGGCCAGCGTAGCCCGGATGTGGCTGATGCGTTTGTGTTGAGCTTTGCTGAAAGCGGTGCGATTGCAGGAGGCTACTCTAGAGGGTATAGTAGCAAGCGCAGTCTTAAACCAAACACAGGATGGGTAGTGTAATGAATTTCCTAGACAGTCTATACGGTATGGGAGATTACGCCGATTCTGGAAGTATATTGCCGTATGCAATTACACCACAAGGCGAAACTGTAGCATCGTTCCCAGCGCCCGTTCAATCAATGGCAAGAACAGTCGCTAGGGCTATGGGCGGGCTTCCAACTACTATTGACCCAATGTCAGGCCTTCTCTCAGAAGATGTTATGACTGACGCCGCTAGTTTGTCTGGGCTTTTATCTGCTGGAAAATTTATGCCAAGGAAATCTGTAAAAGAAACAGGAATACCTAAAAGCATAGAAGCAAAAAAGGTTCAGAAAAAAGAAAAAGCACAGCCTTCAGAAGAAGACGAAATTGCTATGTCCGATGCTATGTACAAATGGGCTACTGGAGAATCAAGCGCAAAAGACGCCAAGAAAGTTATAGAACAATACGGCTATACAGTTGATATGAGAGAAAGGATGCCGGGTTATGCTCAGATTTTCTCTAAATCAACGGGAGATAGCTATAATTTGTATTTTTAGCCTCTAAAGGAATTACTATGACTGACAATATTCTGAAGTTTCCGAAGCGCGATTTGGACGTTGATGTTGAGTTGGAAGAAACTCAGGAAGAATATGAAGAGATGGTCGAGGCCATTGTGGTGATGATGGAAATGCACACTGCTGGACTTATTGTCACTTCTGACGCAAAATGGCAGCATGTGATGGACGCGGCTATGTCTGTAGCTGTTAATGCTGGCCTGAGAGCCGGGCTGTCTACAGAAGAGATTGAAGAGACTTTTGAGTCTGTTCGGGTGCAAGAGGTTAAATACGATGCCTAAAGATCCAAGGCTAGAACGTGTTGGTGTATCTGGCTATAACAAGCCCAAACGCACCCCCAATCATCCTAAAAAGAGCCACGTTGTCGTGGCAAAGCAAGGCGACAAAGTTAAAACTATACGGTTTGGTCAGCAGGGCGTTTCTGGTGCGGGCAAGAACCCTAAAACTGCCAAAGATAAGGCTCGTAAAAAGAGTTATTATGCGAGACATAATGCTCAAGACCCTAATCCAAGTAAATTGTCCGCTCGTTATTGGTCTCATAAGGTGAAATGGTAATGGCTAAAAAATCATCAAAAACTAAAACTGGTCGGTATTGTGGCGGAAAGTAAGCCAAAAGACCCGGCTCTTTGGTCAAGAGCCAAAGCAGCGGCGAAGCGTAAGTACAAGGTTTATCCTTCTGCTTACGCTAACGCCTATGCAGCTAAGTGGTACAAAGAACGTGGCGGCAAATGGGGCGGCTCAGACAATCGTGTGAGGAAAGCGTAATGCCAGCACAGGCAGGTTTAGGTAAATGGTTCGGCGAAAAGTGGGTCGATGTAAAGACCGGGAAACCCTGTGGTCGCTCTAAAGGCGAGAAGCGCGGATACCCAGCCTGTAGACCAGCAAAGGTTGCTGGGCGTATAAGCAAGAAAGAAGCTAGTAAGAAAACCGGGCCGAAGCGCGTTAGCTGGTCTGTGACTGCTAGTGGCAAGAAAAGGAATAAAGCATGAATATTTGTGATAACTGTCCTATGCCCCGGCGCTGTGAACCAGCGGGTCGTTGCATAGTCTATAAAAATGGTGCAGAACCTGTTATATTAGCAGAGCCGGAACCTGTACCTGTTAAAACATCAACAGGCGTTGGTATGACATCACCACTTCGTAAAAGCGCAAAAAAGAAGGCCGCAAAGAAATGAAAATGCCAAAATCAAAGCCGATCTATGCAAATCCTAGCCACGCTATGAACTCCGAAAGCACTGGCCCGTCCACCACCATCAAGGACTTACCCGGCAAGATGCCAAAGCGCAAGCCAACTCGCCGAGTTGCCAATCAGTCCACAGGAAAGTTTGCAAGCGACTGATGTATACACGAGTAATGATGCGGCCACGCACACAGCGTCGTAGGCCATTGGAACTAAGCAAGGAAGTCCAAGCAAAAGCAGAGACTTCCGTTTCAGCATCTGCGGTAGTAGAAGCTGTTGAAAATGTTGGCTTTTCTGCCTGTAAGGGTTGTGTAGCTAAAAAAATGTGTAAGGCCAGCGGCACTTGCATGTATGGGCGTAAGAAGCCGAAGGAAAAGTAAGATGCCAGATATGGATGATTACAAACTTAATAGCATTGTTTCTTCGGAAATTACCGATGCGCTGAACCACTTTGACAGTGAGTTTTCTCAAGAGCGTATTCGCGCTATGGACTTTTACCTTGGTGAGCCATTTGGCAACGAGGTAGAGGGCAGATCATCTGTAGTAAGCACAGAAGTCGCAGACACAGTTGAGGCTATTATGCCTAACTTGATGCGCGTCTTTACAGCCAACGACAAATATGTACGTTTTAGCGCTCGCACGGCAGAGGATATGGAACGTGCAGAGCAAGTCAGTGACTATGTAAATTACATAATCAACCACGACAATGAAGGCTATAAAATCCTGTACAACTGGTTCAAGGACGCCTTGTTGTTCCGTCTTGGTGTGGTCAAGTATTTCTATGAAGAGGAAGAAAATGTCACTGAGGAAGAATATAACGGGCTTGATGAAAACGAACTTGCCGTATTACTGGCTAACCCAGATGTTGAAGTGGTTGAGCAGCAAGAAACCGTTATTAATTCGTATATGGAAGATGACGGAACGGTGGTTCCTCTTGAGAGTTCGTATGATCTGTCTGTGCGTGTTACGGAGCGTAAAGGCAAGATTAAGGTCATAAACGTACCGCCGGAAGAGTTTCTGGTTAATCGCCGGGCTACCAACTTAGAAGATGCGTATTTCGTTGCCCACCGCACCACAATGACAGTGTCAGACTTGGTGGCTATGGGCTATGACCGCGAAGAGGTCGAGAAATATGCTGGTTTGTCAGATCTGGATGTTGATGAAGAACGCACAAATCGTTTCCAAGACTTAGAAGCAAACACAGGCACTGACGCGGCTGACCCGACATTGCGCGAGGTCGTGTACTACGAGTGCATTATGAAGGTTGATTATGACGGTGACGGCATTGCAGAACGCCGCCGCATCTGTGCTATCGGTGCTGAAGGCACACACATTCTGCATAACGAGCCATTCGATCATGTGCCGTTTGCTGTGGTGTCACCAGTATTGATGCCTCACCGCCTGATTGGACGCAGCATCTACGACATGACTGAAGACCTACAGGTTATCAAGTCAACACTGATGCGTCAGTACCTCGACAGCGTTTACACCAGCACACTGCCTCGTATGGTTGCTGTTGAAGGTCAGGTGAATCTAGATGATTTGCTTGAGGGTACTGCTGGCGGCATCATTCGCGCTCGCCAGCCCGGTATGGTGCAAGCCATTACAGGCACTCCTGTAGGTGGCGAAGTGCGTCCTTTGATGGATTATCTCGACAACATCAAAGAGCAGCGCACAGGCATGAGCAAAGCCTCACAGGGCTTAGATGCAAATGCGTTGCAGTCAACGACAGCTAGTGCGATTAGCGCGACTGTTCGTGGCGCACAGGTCAAGCTGGAAAGCTATGCACGGACAATGGCTGAGACAGGTGTGAAGTCTCTGTTTAAAGGCATCTTGCACTTGGTCACAAAGTACGACAACAAGCCACGCATCGTGCGTTTGCGTAATGACTTTGTGCCGATTGATCCGCGTGAGTGGACTAGCGAATACGATGTCGTGGTACAGGTAGGGCTTGGCACGGCTGACGATGAGCAGAAGATTGCATTCCTGACGCAGATTGCTGCAAAGCAAGAGCAGATACTGATGCAGTTAGGGCCAAACAATCCTGTTGTAAGTATGGCTCAGTATGTGAACACACTTCGGAGCATTGCTGAGATTGGTGGGTTTAAGGACGCTGATATGTTCTTTAGCAGCCCACAGCAGATACAGATGCAGCAACAGCAGCAGCAACAACAGCCACCACAGCCTGACCCAGCTATTGCTATGAAGCAACAGCAGATGGAAGCAGAACTGGCGCTGAAGCGTGAGAAGATGCAAGCCGATATTCAGCTAGAGCGTGAGCGCATGACGATGGAGATGGAGCTACGCCGTCAGGAGTTGCAAGCCGAAGCTGAG